CGAGAGAGTTTTTGTTAAATAAGTTTAAACCTGTAGTAGGACCAGAACATTGTTGCTGTAGTATAATTATAATAACTAAAACTACAATTATAACTAATTGGATATTATTAAAGAGCTTTTTCAAGTTGTTTTTTTTCTTTAGTCATATCTTTTAATTGGTCTTTGATTTTTTCTTTTTTATCACCCTCAGCTGCTTTATACTCTCTAGCTAATTCTTTCATTTTAGATACTAATTTTTGATATTTTGAGGCTATAGTAGCTATAGAATCTCCTTTTTTAGCGGCTTTTGCTGCTTTTTTATCCATTTCTGCATCATCCATATCTTCAGCTTCATTAACCCCACCTGCATCTCTTTGTTTCTTGGCATTATCAAAGAATTTATCGTTACCATCATCACCAGCATTAGCAGCTCTCATTTTAGCGAGTTTATCTATAGCGAGTTTATCTATAGCAGCTTTAATAGCAAACACCGCATCTTGTTCTGGATAATCATATCTTTTAGCCATTCCTTTAATAAAGCGATCTACTGCTTTTACTACTTCAGGATTTAAATTTTCAGTTACTTTGATAACATCATCATCATCTGCCGAGGATTTAACTTTTGCTAAATCTTCAGGTGAAGTTTCTATTGTTGCTTCTCGAAGAACACCCACTATTTCTTCTTGGATATAAGATTTAAATTCAGATAATTTCATAGTATTTTTAATTTTATTAATGCTATGGTCTAAGGATTCAGGTTTAACCATATTAAATAGTTTAATAAGTTCAGTTTTGTTATCCTTAATTTTTTCTAATTGGTTTAGTCTTTTTTGATTTTTAGTTTTAATAAAAAAAGATTGTAAAATAGAATAATAATCTTTCATAGGATATTGAATTTACTTATAAATATTATGAAAAGATTGTTTCTTTAATTAGTTTTATTCGTTCTTGAGTACTACCCTTAATATAGTGGAGATTTTTAATTTTATGGTTGTATTTATCTAATAATACATTAATCTCATCATCGATTATTTGTCTATATTCTTTATTTGTTTCACGTACTGAGTTATCCTCTATCTCAACTCCTTCAGGTGAAACATAAAATATGTAATCATAATCTTTTAACATATAAGAAGCAAAATTACAAAAATCATCGGCTTCAAAAAAATACATAGAATCTGAACATCTCGCAAAAGCCATTACATCAATAATGGTACGATCTGTGATAATGTTTTTTTGAATTAGTTCACTTGCGCGTTCTGCTAAAAATACAGTTTGACCTTTTACAGTACTGTCTGTATTTAATGGAATACCCATTGCCATTAATTCTTTAGAACGCTCTGTTCTAGTAACATAATCTTTAAATTCCGGTAATTTAGCTAAAGCATTAACAATTGTGGTCTTGCCGACTGACATACTTCCACAGAAACCTATACGAGCCATAAGATGTTATAATTTATTAGTTTCTATAATCTGAAAGTTTATTTTTCATGGATTGATTTTTATAGAATGGGATTCCTTGTCTATCTTTTTTTAACTCATCCCATTCTTCGTGACTATACTGAATCCCATGAATGTAATATTCTCTCTGTTTATTATCACCTTCAGGTATTAAAGCAGGTCCTTCCCAGCTATGTAATTTTCCTTCCCAAACATAGGCTATTGTGCCATCTGTTTTTATTAACCTTCGAGTTTGTCCAAATTTCTTACTCATATTCTACCAATTTATAATATCCATCAATATACTAATTCTTTTTTAATTCTCCAAGTATTATTAATTTACCAGCTTATTGCATCTCCGTGATTGCTATATTTTTCTTCTTTAAATATTTCAAGCATACTTTCAGCGACATATGTTCCTTGTGCCCCTGATACTGTAATACCTCTTGCACTTAATGAATCACCTGCAAAGTGTACATTTGGGAATTTATTTAATGATAAATCTTTATAATTAACCAATGGTTCAGGTGATAGATACTTTACTTCAGGAATATAGCACCCCCAATCATCACCTAATGTTGGGAATACTTTTTTCATATCATCAATGAAGTCATCAATGTATTTATAGTAACCTTGAAATGCTTCTCTTACTTCATCCATTTCACCAATTGTAACAGCACTTACTATATCACCCTCAGATGTTGTAGATGGTGTACGAGTTGGACTATAATATAAACCTGTACCTTCTTTATTTACTTTAGATACTAATTCTCTAGACCAAGCAAATGGTTCTTCAATGCCTGGTATTTCCATTAGTATGCCAAAATTGGTCATATTATTCCTAAACGCTTCATCCTTTTTAGCATGTCCATTGTAACTGTGATTACCATATGTTTCTTCAACAGCAACATAGGCTGCATTGTTATTAGTACAGAATGAACGAAGCGATACTCCTTCCTCGAATTTTCTATATAATTTAAAGTCATAAGATATATCAATTAGTTTTTGGAAGTGTTTTTGTGGTGCTTCGAAACGGACTCCAATTTGTACTGGTTTTGGTTCAGTAGGGAAGCTATAATCGTCTGCCAATTGCTTACCAAAATCAATACCTGATTTACCTACAGCAAACATTAAGCGATCGTATCCAATTCCCCTTGTAAATTTATCTTCTACATTTTTATACCGACACCACTGTTTTTTAAAATCAATAGATGTTACTTTTTCCTGCCATTTAAATTTAACCCCACTATTAACTAAGAAATCATACCAATTTTTACCAATTTCATGTAAATAATCTGTACCAACATGCCATACGGGAAATAATCTTAACCCAAAATATGGTTTGATAAAATCTGGTTCTGCTTGAGGATCTGAACATTGTACTTCCTCTGGTTTAGGATGAAAACGTTTAAAATTATTGATTACCTCATCAAATAGCTCCATTGCCTTATCTTCACCACAATATTTAGCCATATGACCTCCAATTGATGTGTGATAAGTTAATTTACCATCAGACCAACCACCAGCTCCTAAAAAGCCTTCCATTACTTCAGAGTATTCTCTCCTATATGGATCTTTACCCATATCAATAATAGTAATATTTTTACCAGGAAAGCCATTATCTACTAATTTAGTAGCAGCATTAACACCTGCTACACCTGCACCTACAATTACTAATTTTTCTACCATTTACATTTATTTTTAATACGTGAATATACGAACAAAAAGTAGCCTCTCCAAATTTGAAGAGGCCACAGATCTCATTTTTTTATATAATCGCTCGGCTATGAATCGAGCTGTATGTTTTTATTTATATATCTTTAGTTTTAATTTTCCTGTTCCTTTAATAGCTCTATGCCATTTATGTCTAGGTATAAATATACGCTCTTGAAGTGAGGTTGGAAGAGAATTATCAAGTTGTAACATCCAATCTGTTTCACCTATAATCTCAATAGTACGGTCTTCATCATCTCGATGCCACATTAATTCAATTGGATCTATATTATCCCCAAATTCACGAATAATATAATTATCTGTGATTTCTACGTCAGTATATGGTTTACCAGAATCCACTGAAGTTTGATTTTAGACCCAAAAGAGACGCATAACGAGGAAGCCGACAACTCCAATATCCTGCTTTGGTTTTATCCTTTTTAGTTGAACACTTATGACGAGCAGCAAAAGCATTTCTTGCTTTTTTATCGTTAATTTTAGCTCTTAAACCACCTGAACCGAAACGTACTGTTTTGATTTTCTTGGTTTTAGGATCCTTAACATAAACCTTATATGCTTTACCTCCAGATGAGTCACGCATTGGTTTATTTAATTTTTTAGTATTCTTTTTAGCTTCATTTAAGTCTTGTTTTTGGTTTTTTAATGCCATATCACCCAGACCAATATCTTCTATTTTAATCCAATCCGGGAGATTCTTTTTTAAGTAAGCCATATATAACTTTTCTCTGCGTTTATCACCATAGTTTTGTCTAACAGAGGAATAATAAATTTCACTCCATTCTTCTTTTTCTATAAAGTCTTTAAAAATATCGACTATAGTAGACATTACTCTAAATACTTCACCTTTATTTACAATATCCTTAATACCCCCACCTTCAGGATAAAATGCAAAATGGAAAAAACCATGTTCTTCTTCTTCGCTAAAACCCGCTTTGTATTTTACACCTTTATCTGTAGTAAACTTATATTCAGCTTCAATGAATGGTTTTTCCATCCCTAGATCCCAACTTGGGGAAGAACTTTTTTTTACTGTCCATTCATAGGGTTTTAGGGATGCATCTCCAATTTCATTTAAAATATTACTTAGTGTATTTTTTTCTTAGCTTTTTTATCGTTAATTTTAGCTCTTAAACCACCTGAACCGAAACGTACTGTTTTGATTTTTTTGGTTTTAGGATCCTTAACATAAACCTTATATGCTTTACCTCCTGAAGAGTCACGGGTTGGTTTGTTTAGTTTTACTTCTTTACCTTTATATTCTGCTTCTGTTAACACTTTTAATGCAACATTAGATGGTTCATAGAACCAATTTTTCTTATCTTTACTCCTTGTTAGAACTATCTCATCACCATTAGGAGTAGTAATTTTATATTTTCCTATTCCTATATTTTCACCACTATAGTCATCACCTAAACTTGTAATTATCCTTGATAAATTATCGGCAGATATTTTATTAGTTTCATTTAAGTCTTGTTTTTGGTTTTTTAATGCCATATCACCCAG